ACCGAAGAACAGCTACGCTCATGGCACAATGGTGAGTTAATACAGGACGCTATGCCTAATTTAACTGCGGATGAAAGGGAGTTTATAATGACGGGCATAACTTCGGACTCTTGGAAATTTTTGAGTGGTGAGGAGGATTAAATTATGAAAACTGCAATATTTTTGTACGATAGGTCTGGAATTATGGCGCATCCCTGGCTAGAAAAAGGCTATCGGTGCGTGTTGATCGACGGCCAACACGAAGACGGTATACATGCTGATCCAGATAACCCGATGTTGATACGGTGGGGTATGTGGGTAGATGCTTTTGAGATTGTGAATAGGTTTAATACTGGATACAAAATAAGAAAGGCTTTCCCTGATATAGTTTTTGTGTTTGGGTTCCCAGAATGCACAAACTTAGCAGTATCTGGTGCTACCCATTTTAAATCTAAGATAGCTCATGATCCTGACATCCAACGCAAAGCATTAGCTAACGCATTATTAGTCAGAGACTTAGGTGTTTTTAGTAACTGTCCTTGGGCATTTGAGAATCCGGTATCTGTTATTAGTACTATGTACCGAAAGCCTAACTTTTACTTTCACCCCTATGAATATGGTGGCTGGATAGGAGAAGAAGAGGCTATACATCCATGCTATCCAGATCATATAGCGCCGCGTGACGCTTACCCTAAGAAGACAGGCATATGGTGCGGAAATGGGTTTATACGGCCCACAACTAAGCCTATAGAGCCTGAAGATGGGCATTCAAGGCAGCATAGGATGCTTGGGGGTAAGTCACTCAAGACTAAGAACATAAGATCAGCGACACCTAGAGGTTTTGCTAGGGCCGTTTCCTTTTTTAATGGAGAATGATATGTATAAAACTCATGGCGTGGCTTGCCAGACGTATGCCCAGGGCAGCGCAGAAAATCTTTCGTATACAGTCCTGATGATAGTACTAAGCATCCAACAAAATTGGCTGGGTGTTGGCGAACAGTTAGCAGATGTAAGACTACAAGGTGCGGAGAGCCGTTTTTTGTGGGGTAGAGATAAGGTTCCGATCATTAGCAAAGCAAAAACCTATGCTTATTTAGAGCATAATAAACATAGGTTATATGCTGATGTTATGATGATCATAGATTCTGATAGTGATGATGGCACCAAGGCCAAAAAACTCATGGATATTTTCCTAGATGTTGATGGTTTAGGCTTACCGAAAGCTGGGTTTGCCTGTCAGTTAGTGGCTGGTCTGGTTGGGTGCATGGATGTACACAACATAAGACGTTACGGCATTGATCCTAAGACACTATTGCTGTCAAGGAATCCTAAAACATCCAAGGGCATAGCAGCAAACGATAGAAAAATAGTAGACTACATAGATATGTGTCATAATTATGGGACAGAAAACCTATGGGATACATGGTGTGAATTCTTATCCACGAAATCTAAACGGTGGGCAAACGCCAACCACGTAAGCGAAGTACACTACACTTATTTAACAGGAGAGTAAGATGACTACATCAAGACAACATTACAAACAGTACTTCCGCGATGACTCTATAGATTGGGAGTCTCATGGGATAACTCATGAGCAACTGTTAGAAGATAGTTTCTTACGTTTCGAAGAAGGCATTAGGCTGATGACTGATAGTCAACTAGGCGCTAAGATAAGGCAAGTAGAAGAAGAAGATGCTATCGATGATGGTGCGGAGAAATGTTTCTACATGCCAGACTATACCGCGCAGGAACTAGGCGAAGCCTGGCGTAGAGATTATCAGGATAGCTGGTTCTCGGATTAAGGATAGCTGGTTCTCGGGTTAAGGCATAAAAAATATCACTAACTAAAAAAGGATAACTATGAAAACCATAACAATTACGCTAGAGTTTGATAGCGATAACATCACAGAGGATGACATTTACGAGTACTTAAAAGAACTAATGTACAACGAAAGCCTATCATATGATGAGGATAAATCATGAAAAAGAAACAGGTGTTCAAAACAGTAGCGACTCATCTGCTAAAACAGAATGCAGTAAGTACAGATGGGGGTGGCAATCAATGTATGTACAAGAATGGCAAAGGTATGTTCTGTGCTGTAGGAGTGCTGATAGATTATGACTATTATTCTTGGAATTTAGAAAGCCTTCCTGCTGATTCGGTTGAAGTTATAAAAGCACTTAACAAATCGTTAGGCACCAAGCTGACTCGTAAGGATACTGATCTATTGATCTGTCTACAAAATATCCACGACTATGCTTCTGTCGATAGTTGGTATGAAGAACTAGAAGATCTTGCAGTGATGACGTTTGCTAAAACACTTGACGACTTGGGGGTAAGTGTATGAAAGTAATACTGTTTGTATTTCTAATAGACTTTGGGTGGCATGAGTTTGGTAGCTATAGTTCTTTTGATGAATGCAAAAGAGTGAAGTCAAACGTGTTGTATCCAGAGGACGGTAGGTTGGAGGGCTTTTGCTGCCTCTTAACTGAATCTAAATGTACACTTGAAGATCTTGGAGTGGAGGCATAAGTATGTATAGAATAGATGTAATAATAAGTATATTGATCATGGGCTTGTCTAGTCTTGTTGTATGGCTTGCTCCTCACGATGGTGCGTTCACTGCACTTGGTGTGATTTGTTTTCTCTATGGTGTGGTGCTGCTTGGCATATGTGTAAATGAAAATAAAGAAGAGACAAAATAAATGGACGATTGTTATGAGTTCAGGTGTGAAGACTGCAATGGAATAGCAAAGGTAAGGGATAGTAAATTGTTTTATTGCGCGAGTTGTTGGTTTAAAATCTTTAGCAACAGGAGAAAAGCAAATGGAAAATGATGCGCTACACCGCAAGGCCCAGGCTGAAGCGTTATATTATTTAACTGAAAAGGAAGTAGAGCGTAAGGTAAAGAGGCGACACATGGTACTGACTGTAATAGTTTTTAGTGCCATAGGTCTAATGTTAATAGCTATAACAGCGGAGTAAAAGAACCATGAACGATGAACAAACAGAGGCAGTAGTGAATGCGCTATTAATTATGCAAGAGAGTTTGCAGGATATCAGCGCCACAATGAATGCGATATTACTTTTAGCACAACAACAGGAGATAGAAGAATGAAAATGTACATAACAGAAACAAGTGATACTGAAGCAGTAGTTACTGAACAAGTAAAGAGGAAACGTGGTCGCCCACCTAGTGGCCTGACTAAAAACGAATTAGCTACAAGGAGTAAAGCTAACTTGGATGTTAAGAACCTAGCTATCAATGGCGAACTTCTACAGGCGTTCAATGTTGCTAAAGAAAAACACTCAGAACTTCTGGGCTTTAAGTTAACTAGCAAGCAGTTCTTTGCGGTGTTGGTTTCTGACTACAGCAGGAGCCAGAAGAATGAGAGTTAAAAAAAGAGACATTGATTCTTATCTCCATGAAGATGCAGGCAAATGGTTGGGTAGTAGATGGGGCTTAAAACAAAACAGCATTCCAGTACCAACCCCAAACCTAATCTTTAAAGTACCTGCTGCTGTTGATCGTAACCAGCCAGGAAGATTAACTATCACACAACGAGTAAGGTTAACTAGACTCAAGGCTGCTAAGGCCGCTGAAGATTTGGCTAATGGTATAATCGTTTCTGTAGTTGAGAAGTTCTGTAACAAATGTAAAGTTATTAAACCTGCTGCTGCATATGGTAGTGACAGAGGGAAAGACGATGGGCTTCAAAGGTACTGTAAAATATGTCGGCGTAAGGATACTAACGAACGCTATCATAGAAAGAAAGGAGAAAGATAAATGGAAGTTAAGAAACTTAATAGTGTTCGACTTGAGTGGGGGTATGGTGACTTGACTGTTGTGCTTCTCGCCCCTACCCATGAGAAGAAGGAAGAAAAAGAAACAAAAGAAATGCCTATCTTTAAAGGTACTTTAGAGGCTTTAAAGAACTTATAAGAAAAGTAAAAAAGATAATTGAATACAATTGTTAACAACTTTAAAGGCAGTATAAGCAAGTTAATTTTGTTGTCAAGTGTGGTTTTATTGTTGACACTATAGATCGTTTAAGTTAAACTAATTTTAAATCAACCGGAGTAGTTAGTATGAGTACAGTAACCCCAATGTTTAGTAACAATTCAGCCCTTAAAACTATAAGAGATGGAGGTTATGGGTCAGCAGATTTCGATATAGATACTGCGGAGTTGACTTACACCCCGCGAAAGTATCGGGATGGTGATGTGATCTATCAAGATCCTCAATCTAGTTCTAAGACTGTTGTGTATAGAACTGATACTGGTGCAGAGTTAGGTGTGCATGGTCAAGGCTACAAGGCAGTGCCGCCCAAGCACATGATAGATGTTACAAGAGATATCTTGGAGCGTTCTGATCTGTGCTTGAACAACATGAGAGAACGAATAGATACATCTCATGACGGTGCTAGGACTTTTGTGCAGTACACTCTGCCTGAGCACACCTATGAAACTGGTGACGGTGATACCGCAGCACTGAGTTTGTTAGCTCTTACATCGACTGATGGTACATGGCCGTTTATGATTAGTGCGGCTGCTAATCAGTGGGCTTGTACTAACAAACAGGTCTTTGTTACTGGTGCTGTATCAATCTATAAAGCTAAACACACCCAGGCTTTAGACATTGAGCATGGAGGTAGGGTTATCACTAAATCTCTAGCGGTCTTTGAACAAGAGCGTGAGCTTTGGAAAGTTTGGCAGCAGTTGGAACAGACTGATCGCCTGGCATTTGATTTCTTTGCAAGGACTTTGAAGGCTACTACAGCTTTAGAACTTTCTGTTGAGGGACATCAGCCAGAAGATATCTTAAACAAAATGCCACGCCGTAACACTAGCTTAGAATACATGTGGAACAAGTACACTTCTGTGTATAGGAAAAGGCTGGGCAATAACTTCTGGGCTGTTTACAATGCTATGACTGATTGGTCTACTCATGCAGGGACTGCTAGAGAATCTACTATGTCTAACATAGCTTCAGTCAAGAACCAGAGACACGAAGCTATCCGGTCTGCCATTGTGTCTAGTGAAATGAGGCAGGCTGCATGACGTTTATCCTTTTTGGACAGACGTTAACCTTTGAGTTCAGGAATGGTGTTGGTATTGATTTAGAATTTACCAGCACCAAACCTGTGTGGGTCACAAGGGATAACGTAGAGTTGGAGGTAGCAGAGTTTGAGGGGATGGTGATTAGCCTTCCCTTTATTGTTATCAGCTATGGCCTTTGTTATAAAACTGAGGATTAATTTAAAATAAATAGGAGGCAGTATGAAAAAGAAAATATCAGCGTGGTTAGCTGCAAGGAAAGCACAGTTCTTAATGATGTGTGATGACATACATCAGATGCTTACTGAAGGTAGAGAAGAACTAAAGGCTCGTCTAGGGCTTAGAACATTCCAGGTTTTGAGGGTCTTAGTTATAGCATCCTTTTTCTTTGGGGTTGTTGCTCTAATGTCTGCGATGTTTTAAAGCAGTAGAATAAACTTGACAGGTCTTCCTGTCTTTAGTAAAATTACATTTCATTTTTTAAAAACTAGAGGAAAAAGATAATGGCTATACTTCAAGGCGCAGCATATTGGGCATCTGTTACTACACCCAATACAACCTTTGAACCTGTGTACTCTGTCAATCTTGTTGTTGATCAAGAGGTTGCTGATGAGTTTCAGTCGAGGGGATTCACCATCAAGACTATGGATGAAGGCCCAGCTATCATCATCAAACGTAAGGTCAACGGCCCCAACGGGATGATACGTCAAGCACCTAAGCTAGTAGACAGGCATAAGAATGCTCTCGATGCTAGAGTAGGGAACGGCTCAAGCGTTAGGGTACAGTACAAGGAGTGGGAATCTACATGGAAAGGACAGGTCTTTAAAGGCTTAGACTTCCAAGCAATGCAAGTAGTTGACTTGATAGAAGTAGGTTCTGCTGATGGTGCTGAGTTTGATGACATCGATAGTGACATGGAGGATGAACTATAACTATGAATACTATGGAAATAGATGGCGTAGTACACGATGTCTCATTGTTTTCCCAGGAGGGGCAGCAGATCTTTGCTGTCCTTCTTGAGAACAACAAGAGACTACAGGAAGCTGAGATAGTAACTACTATCTATAAGGCTTCGGCAATTACTTTGATTGAGAGTCTAAAGAAAGAAGCGGCTCAACTATACAAAGAACCTGAGTCTCTGGGAGAAGAGCCTGAGTCTCTCGAAGAAGAGACTGTTTCGGACTACTAACTTTGCCAAATAACTAAGGAACAATCATGGCATTCGTAAAACTACATCAACCCTGTACATTATGTGCGTCTAGTGATGGCGCTTCTATAAACGATAACGGATCTGCCCACTGCTTTAGTTGCAACCAGCACATCCACGATTACTATGCAGGAAAGAATGAAGAAACTGAATTTGAAATTCATAAGAGGAATAAAAAGATGGAGGGATCTGGTAGCTCTTCTTCTCAATCATCGTTGATCTTTACTGAACTCACTGACCGTAAGCTAAGTCTAGCAACCGCTAAGAAGTATGGCGTTAAAGCAACCTTAGTAAATGGCGTGGTAGCTAGTCACCACTACCCTTATTTTAATGGGCATGAACTAGCAGCCACTAAAATCCGCAAAAAAGATAAGGCTTTTACTTGGTCTGGGACTCCTAAAGAAGTAGGACTCTTTGGCGAGAACCTCTTCAAAGCTGGCGGCAAGTTCATTACACTGACAGAAGGTGAGTGTGATGCTATGGCAGCTTATGAACTGATGGGTAGCAAGTGGCCTGCTGTTTCAGTTAAGTCCGGCGCTGCTGGTGGAGTCGGTGATGTTAAAGCTAACTTAGAATATCTTGAATCCTTTGAAAATGTTGTCATTAACTTTGACAATGATAAGCCAGGAAAAGAGGCAGCTATAGAGATAGCAAAGCTCTTGACTCCGGGCAAAGCTAAGATCATGTCACTGCCTGTAGATTTCAAAGATGCTAACGATATGTTACGTCAGGGTAGACACTCGGCATACGTCAGTAGCTTCTGGGATGCTAAAATTTATACACCTTCTGGTGTCTTGAATCTGTCGGATCAGTTCCTAGCTTATCAAGAGCTACGGAACAACAAGGTAGAAGCTATACCTTACCCGTGGTTTGGACTGAACACTAAGCTAGAAGGCATGAGGGCAGGAGAGTTAGTCACGCTTACTGGAGGCACAGGCTTAGGTAAGTCCTCTGTCACCAGAGAGATCGAGCATTGGTTGATAGAGCAGACTGATGATAACGTAGGTGTCATAGCCCTTGAAGAAAACTGGTCGAGGACAGCAGAAGGTATCATGGCTGTCGAGGCTAATGCTAAGCTACATCTTGATAGTGTTAAGGCTAACTACACTGATGAAGAAATGGATAGCTACTTCAAGAAAGTATTCATGGGTGATAATGATGGGCGTGTTTGGATTCATGCTCATCACGGTGTTAACAACGTTGATGACATCTTTAGTAAGCTGCGCTACATGATCATAGGTCTTGATTGTAAATGGATTGTAGTCGATCACTTACACATGCTAGTTCTATCTACCTTAGAATCTGATGAACGTAAAGCTATTGACGGTATCATGCACAGGCTCAGAACTCTTGTCGAAGAAACAGGGTGCGGTATGATCCTTGTCTCACATCTACGGAGAGTTGATGGTAACCGTGGACATGAGAACGGTATAGAGACAGGGCTTAATCATCTACGTGGTAGTCAAAGCATTGCCCAGCTTAGTGATTGTGTCATCGCTCTTGAACGTAACCAGCAGGCTGACGATGATATAGAAGCATCGACTACTAAGGTGCGTGTCCTTAAATCTAGGTACACTGGAGATGTAGGTATAGCTACTCACTTGCTCTATGATCAGGAGACAGGTAGGCTACGTGAAACACACCTGCCTGATGGTGATGAGTTTACTGGAGATGAGCTATGAGTAAACCACCTTACGGAAGCTACAAGTTGTTCAATGTTATTAAACAAGTAAGAGAGTCAGCCCCTCCAGGTTCTGACTATTCCTTTGCTGAACCTACTAGGTTTGGTTTGACTTGGGAGGGCTTTCTCTTTGCTAAAACTAAAACGATGTTCCGGCCTTTAGGCATACTTGACTGGGCTTGGTATACTCCTGCGAAACTGAGGGATGCTGCGTTGGATAACAATATTAGTGACTACTACACTGGGATGTTAGATGATCCTAGAAGCCCTGCAAATAAGTGGAAGGATAAAGAAGAGGAGAAGAAGAAGAAAGCTTACTACGCCTACAGAGCAGCTTGGGGTGTGGGAGGAGTACCATGAGTAACCTAGTGTTTGACATAGAGGCTGATGGTCTTACTCCAACTAAAATACATTGTATAGTTGCTATGGATGTAGACACTAAGGATGTGTTTACGTTTGACAACACTCAGTTGGATGAAGGTTATAACATGTTACAAACTGCAACCAAACTGATTGGTCATAACATCATTGGCTATGACATCCCTGTAGTTGAACGGCTAGGACACATAGATCTTTCTGACAAAAAGATTGTCGATACACTGGTGTTGTCCCGTTTGTTTAAGCCTACAAGAGAAGGTAACCACGGCCTAGAAGGTTGGGGCTATAGGCTAGGCTTTAAGAAAGGAGATTATGGCGAACAGGAACAAGCCTGGGAACACTATACTCCTGAGATGTTAGAGTATTGTAAGCGCGATGTTGTACTGAACCATAAAGTTTATAATGCTTTAAAGCATGAGAGCAAAGGCTTTACTCCCACGTCTGTTAGGATAGAACACCAGACTGCTAAGATCATAGACCAGCAGCGCAACACTGGGTTTCTTTTAGACATCAGAAAATCTATGGGTCTTGTTGCTATGTTTGAAACCAATCTCTTTGAGTTAGAAGAAGAAGTACAGAAAGAGTTTCAGGCTACCGTAGAGAAGCAGATAATAACCCATAGCTATACGTCTACTGGAAAGGTAGCTAAGATAGGAAAAGACCAACACGGTAAAGGTGTAAGGCTAACAGATGAGGAGTATCTGCATTTCACGATGTACCAAAACCCTAAGCCTATTATCCGCAAGACTGAAACTGAATTTAACTTAGGCTCTAGGAAACAGATAGGCGAGTATCTTATTAAGGCTGGATGGGAACCTAAGAAGTTCACGCCTACCGGACAACCTATGGTAGATGAATCAATACTCAAGAAGGTTAAAGGTATACCTCAAGCTGCACTGATTGCTAACTACCTAATGATTCAGAAGCGTGTGGCACAAGTAAGAAGCTGGTTGAAAGAACTGGACGAGACTACTGGGCGCGTTCATGGCTACGTTAATCCTAATGGTGCAGTAACAGGACGCATGACTCACTCCCATCCCAACATGGCTCAGATTCCTAGTAGTAGTTCACCCTACGGTAAGGAGTGTAGGTCTTGTTGGATAGTACCAGAGAACTATAAGCTAGTAGGCGTTGATGCTTCCGGCCTGGAACTTAGAATGCTTGCACACTATTTAAATGATGAGGGCTATACAAATGAAATCCTTAACGGAGACATCCACACTGCTAATCAAAAACTTGCGGGACTTCAATCTAGAGATCAGGCAAAGACATTTATCTATGCACTCCTCTACGGAGCAGGAGATGCTAAGCTTGGGACAGTGGCTGGAAGAGGCAGAGAAGCTGGCAAAAGACTTAGACAATCTTTCTTTGATAATCTCCCATCATTTAAAGCTCTTACAGGGAGGGTACAAAGAGAAGCAGCAGACGGTTATGTAAAAGGTTTAGACGGCAGGAAGCTAACAGTACGCTCAGCACATGCGGCTCTTAATACATTGTTGCAGGGCGCTGGCGCTATCACAATGAAGCAAGCCATGATACTTTTAGACGGCAAGCTAAAACACATAGACGCTAAGTTCGTAGCTAACGTCCACGATGAATGGCAGATAGAGTGCCATGAGTCTGTAGCAGATCAAGTAGGTAAGCTAGGCGTTGAATCTATCATCGAAGCAGGTAAGTTACTTAACCTTAATTGTCCACTGGACGGAGACTATAAAGTTGGGGAGAACTGGAGTGAAACTCACTGAACAACTTGAGTTTTTTGAAGATGATCATTCGGACTTAGGTAACGGAGAACGTGAGTGTAGTAAGTGTTGTAATCTTTTACCTTTAAGTTTCTACAGTAAGTCTAATGGAGGTAATTTTTTAAGGGCTGAGTGTAAGTCATGCAACAATAAACTTTCTAAAGTTCGCAAAGTGTTGTACCAAAAACACGGTAAGGCCCCCGAAGAATACACTTGTCCGATATGTCTTGGTTCAGAAGAAGACGTTAAAGGTAAAGGCAATACTAAAAACGGCTCTTGGGTTCTAGATCATTGCCATGAAACAGAATCGTTCAGGGGTTGGCTATGCCATAAATGTAACAGAGCTTTAGGCGGCTTCGATGACAGCCCTGAAATTCTTGGAAGAGCTATAACTTATTTAAAAGGAAGCAACTAATGAAACTTAATACTCTAGTACCCGACATCTACAAGCACCTTGAGAAGCTATCAGATGGCACACCTCTGCCGCTTACAGAAGAAGATATAGACAACACCCTAGTAGGGATGCGAGAAGCCCTGATGTCGTGGGCCACACCCAGAGAACGTGACAGTAACTTCACTGTACGCATGTCTAACGTAGGTAAACCCGCTCGTCAGTTGTGGTATGAGAAGCGTGATCCGCAGGGTCGTGGTGGTATTGATGGGGCTACTCAGATCAAGTTCCTGTACGGCCACTTGCTTGAAGAGATTGTGTTGATGCTTGTACGCATGGCAGGACACAAAGTAACAGACGAGCAGAAAGAAGTTGTA